GGACCAGAAGAATCACCGGCTATCTACAACAAGATTTATCCGCACATCGACCAGCTCACGAGCTTTCTGTATTCGGCAGAAACGACGCGCTTCTCTATCGACTTAGGCGCAGCCGTCAGCCCTGCTGAACACAAGAAGATTCCGGCTCTGACCCGTGCGCTCAATGACGAGTGGATTAACAGCAACGCTGACCAAGTGTTCAACATGGCGCTTACATGGTCATTGCCGTATTCGTCTACGTTCGTCAAATTGATCTACAACAACGGTATCCATCCGTACATGGTGGAACCTGCCAACATGGGTGTGCTGCGCGAAGATACGCCATCGCTATCTCGCCAAGAGGCAATCATCCAGACTTACTACATCACAAAGTCTGAGCTGTACGCTCGCCTTTATTCGCACCCGCAACGCGATAAGATTGTGAAGCGTGTGTCGGAAGGCTATCACCCGCCGACCTCGGATGTACCGGAAGGCGTAGACCGCATTGTAATGAGTCAGACTAACCCGACCATTTACGGCACGGTCAATCTGGAACTGTACGGCGTTAACCGCTACAAGCCTATGCTTGGCGAAGACACCATCGAAATGCGTGAGCTGTGGGTGTGGAATGATGATACTGAAGACTATCAGGTTGTCACCATCGCTGACCCGGACGTAGTTATCTATGACCGTCCCGGCGAGACAGTATTCCTGAAAGGTGAACTGCCGTTTGTGCAGCTTGCTCCGAACCCTCAGTACGATTACTTCTGGGGTCAGTCAGAAGTATCACGCCTGATTTACCTGCAACAGCTACGGAATCGTCGTATTACTGAGATTCTTGATATTCTGTCTAAGCAGGTTTCTCCACCGATGATGCTGTCTGGATTTACAGGGCTTCTGGATGAAAAGAATTTTGCTCTTAATCGCGCTGGCGGTTTACTGGCTTCTGACTTACCGAACGCCCGTGTAGACAAGCTGGCTCCGCAAATGCCACCTGACTTGTTTGGAGAAATTCGTGAAATCGACCTTATGTTTGAAGAAGCCTCTGGAATCAGTAGCGTCCTATCTGGTCGAGGCGAGTCTGGTGTGCGCTCTGCTGGTCACGCATCTCAGCTTGCTCGTCTGGGCAGCTCTCGCGCCAAGAAACGTGCGCTGATTATTGAGGATTCGTTAGAGAAGCTGGCTACTCTGTATTTGAAGATGATGCAGAAATATGACCCGATTCATTTAACCGATACTGACGGCGTTAAGTTTATTCCAGACCAGTTTACGGAAGACTTTGCCGTTAAAGTTGACGCTCACTCTAACAGCCCAATCTTTACTGAAGATTTACGTCAGCTTGCATTTAATCTATTCAAGGCGCAAGCTATTGATAAGGAATCGCTGCTTGACCTGCTTGAGCCTCCGATGAAGCAAATGCTGAAGGATAAACTCAAGAAGCAAGAAGAAGCACAAGCGATGATGCCGACAGCCCCACAAGGCCAAGGCGGTAAACCAGAAATGCCGGAGGAATTGTAATGGCCGAATCTACATCAATGCCAAGCGCTAGTAGCATTACATCGTCTCAGGTTCAACCACGCGCAGACCAACCGCGTGTAATGACTTCTGACTTAGCTCGTGGCGAAGCACCTGCTTCTGTTCAATATCGAACAACAGGTATAAAGTCATATAGCCGTAGTGGTACGCGGCGAGATTATTCATCCCGTTAACCTAGGAGATAACCATGAAACGCGGAAAACGTGGTGGCGGCAAACGTTGTTGATTAAAAAAAAATTTGTCTGGTATATTGACACAGACTAATTTGTGGTAAAAAGCAATTAAATCTGACTATCGGAGAAGTAAATGGCTGCACCAGAGCAACTGCTTCAGCTAATGCAACAGGGTTCTAACCCTGCGGGTGGCATGGGGGCTGCTGCTCCCGGCGCATTTCAGGCAGATATGTCTGATGAGTCAACTCCACCAATGTCTGCGCCAATGAGTACGCCTGAGCCTAAGATGGGTTCGATTGAAGGCGCTCGTATCACACTTGCTAACGCTGCCGACCTGCTGCAAACCGCGCTACCGGCTTTTGGCGTTGAGACCGAAGAAGGTAAGCAAGTACTAGAAATTATTGGCAAGCTAACAAAGATTCTTGGCGCTAAAGAAGATTCTGTTCGTGAGCTTGTTCCTGCCCAGATTCTGAATATGCTTCAAACCTTACCTCAAGGCGGCGGGGCTACGCCTGAGCAAAAGGCAATGACTCAAGCTCCGACTGTTCCGGGCATGGCTATGGCCGGTGGTCAACCTCAACCCACAGCAATCTAAGGAGTAATCATGGATTTGTTCAAACCTCGCGGCGCATCTGCTCCCCGTCGTCCTACGGACAACAATCAGCAGAACGGCCAAGTTGTTAACACTCCGCGTTACTCGGAGTTTGGCGGTCTCAGCGGCAGCAACAAAACTGGCGCTAAGAACAAGATGACTCTGAGCAAGCCGGGTGACGGCAAGCGCGTAATCTAATCAACATTTTTAAGGGGATAAAAAATGTCGTTAGAAGACCTCTCATTGGAAGCTCGTGACGAACTGGCAGCACTTGCCAAAACGTTAGCTGAGAATCCGAACACTCGTAAAGACTTTCTGCGTCTGACCAAAACGGCTCGTCCTGATGTGCCGATTCCTGAGCTAGACATTGAAGACAACGTTAATCGCGTTACTTCTGCTGCCGAGCAACGGGTTCAGCAACTTGAGGCCAAGCTGCAACAGAAAGAAGCAATCGAAGAACTTAATCGCCGCCGCGAGAAGCTCCGTAAAAAGGGTCTGGCTCAAAGCGACGAGGATATTGAAGCGGTGGAAAAACTCATGATTGAAAAAGGTATTTCCAACCATGAGACCGCTGCTGAATATCACGAGTGGATGAAACAAGCTGCTGCTCCGACTCCTTCCTCTTACAACCCTCAAGTCATCAACAAGTTTGACCTGAGCAAGTATTGGAAGAATCCTCAGGGCGCAGCGCGTGACGAGGCCGCTAGAGCGTTGCAAGAGCTTCGTGCTCCTAAACGTCCTATTGGCTTGTGAGTAACAGGGGATTTTTTTAGTTTCGGAGATAAACTATGCCTATTGGTGGCGGTATTCTTCCGGCTTCGGGTACTTCGCAATACACTGAGCTTACTTATGTAACTCGCCGTGCGTTTATTCCGAAACTGGTCGTACAACTCTACAATTCGACTCCGCTAATGGCGGCTCTGATTGCTAACTCGCAATCGGCTTCCGGTGGTGTTTCTCAAGTAACCGTTCCGGTTCAGGGCGCACAGTTTGTTAACGCGCAATGGTCTGACTACTCTGGCTCGTTTGCACAGCCGTCGGTTCAGCAAGGCGCTTATAACGCTGAGTTCAACCTGAAGTTGATGATTTGCCCAGTGCCGTTCCTCGGCATGGAAGGTGCAGTTCAGCAAGACCACGCCATTATTCCTCTGATCGAAGCTCGCATGAATGACGCGACCAACGTGATGATGGACGCTATGGCTACCTCGCTGTACAACAACACCACGGACACTCAACAGTTCATCGGTCTGCCCGGTGCTGTGGATGACGGTACGACGATGGCTACTTACGGTAACATCAACCGTTCGACCTACACTTGGTGGAAGTCGAAGGTTTATGCTGCTGGTGGTGTCAACCCGACCCGTCAGAATGTTCTGCAATACATCTCTGGTACTGTTAAGAACGGCGCTGAAGTTCCGACTTTTGGCGTTTGTGGTTTCGGTACTTGGACGCTGCTGGCTCAAGACTATGTTGGTCAAGAGCAATACGTCATCACTCCGGGTTCTAGCTTCGATACCGGCGATGGCCCGAACGCAGCTTTCCGCGCATTGATGGTTGCTGGCGTACCCATCTATCCAGACCCGTACTGCCCAGAAGGTACTGTTTACTTCCTGAACAGCAACTACCTGTCGCTGTACATCCATGACCAAGGTTCGTTTGTCTTCACTGGCTTTGAATCCACTCTCCCGAACTGGCAGATTGGTTACGTCGGTGCAGTCCTGACCATTGCCGAGTTGGTTAACACCAAGCCCAAGGCGATGACCAAGGTTACTGGCTATAACTCGCTGTCACTGTAAGGAGAATAGTCATGGCACTTGCACTTAACAAAATCCTGCTGTCGGGCGCTACTGGCAATACCGCTGGTGCGTACTATCAGACCGTAACCATTGAAGTTGACGCTGGCGGTAACGCTGTCGTTGATGCCGGTCTGTATGTACTGTGCTCTAACGCAAACATCCGTGTCCAAGCTCAGACCGCTGCTAATACGTGGGCGAACGTCACTGCCGCTAACGTCGGTGGTGTCCTGATTTCGGACGGTGTAAACGTTCGTCTGGTTAACGGCGACGCTACCAATGCTGTCACGGTTACTGCCCTGACTGTCAACGGTGGTGATGCCGCTTCCGGCACTTACAACTCGTAAGGAGGCGGTATGATTGCGAATCACGTAGGCGCACTGTACCCTGACCGCTTTGACCGTATTGCCCTTGGCAAGGCGGCTGGCGCATCGGTTGGCAGCACTGGCAATGCCGTTGTTACCATTCCGATTACGTCTGGTACTTCCTACATCATTCGCCAGATTACCGTTGCCAACGCAAATAAAAGTATCGCCACGGCAAACGTTGTCGTTCTCACCTCCACGGATGGGAACGCCAGCAATGCCGTGTCGAACGTAACCGTTCTCTCTACTGTCGATGGTACTGCAAAGTTCCAAGACGTAGGTTTGGTTACGGCTGCTGCTTCCTCGGTGTACTCGGCTCCGGCTCTGTACGTTAAGGTAAACACTGCTGTAACTGGCGGTAGTTGCGATATTACGGTTTTTGGTGACGTTGTAGACCTGTGATGAAGACGATATATGTGACGAACGGCGGCAAAGAACCGCTAACCAGTATGTTCAACAGCGTGAAGTACACCTTTGCGCCGGGAGAAACTGTCGAGCTGCCTGAACCCGCTGCTCGTCTCATATTCGGTTTCGGTGAAAAAGATAAAGAGCCTTCTTTGGTGCGGTTAGGTTGGATGCAGACAAGCAAAGACTTCATCTCTGCGATGGAACGTCTGATGCAATTTGATCTGTCAGAAACCGATCCAAAACAAGTCCACTCGTTATCCCCGGTGGTGGAGCAAGTAGTCCCCTTGCCAAAAGCGAGGGGACGAAAGCGCCTCACCCCTGATGCTTAATATGGAAACGCTATGGCACAGACCCTTGGAGATTATATTACAGAGACCAGAAGGCTTCTGCATGACTCTACCGGCGTTTTCTATACCACTCAAGAGCTAATCGACTACATCAACGATGGTCGTGAACACGTTGTTCAAGACACTGGTTGCTTACGAACCATTCAGTCTGCCAACACTGTAGTTAGCCAAGAGACTTACGATTTTACGGATTTGCCAGAAGGCAACCGCACTCTCGACATTATCAACATTAACCTGTACTGGGGTAATACCCGTGTACCGCTGCGCTACATGCCGTGGACGCAGTTTAATGCTGAACTCCCCTTCTTGCAGAACTACATCG